CTGTCCAACGCTTCCGGTCCGCTGCTGAAATACGAGAGCCCGGCGGATGGCAGCGCCGGGGAATATCAGCTGACCGCCTCGGGTGTGGTTCAGTTTTACTAAACCCGTTCGCGCTGAATGGAGGCCTGCGCATCCCGATCCGGATCCATCCGAAGGTGCCGCCCGGAACGGTCATCGGTTGGGCCGAGAACCTGCCCATCCAGTACCAGTCGAACGAGGTTCCGAATGTCGCCGAGATCAAGACACGGCAAGATTACTACCAGATCGACTGGCCGATCGTAACTCGCCAGCGCCAGGTCGGCGTCTACGCCAAGGAAGTGCTGGCCGTATACGCTCCCTTTGCAATGGGTGTCATCTGCAACATCGCCAACGGGTGACGCCGATGCCCGAGATCACGGCGCTTGCTTCGCAGGCGCCTATCTTGGCAGCCCCCGGGTCCATCCCGGGGGTCCCTCTCGCCGAGCGGTTGATAACCCTGCGCGCCGTTTTTGGCCAAGACGAAGCCAATCATGGGACAGTGCGATTTTTGGTCGATGATAAGGGTTTGATAGAGGTGCCCGTGGAGGCTGTCTTGCCGCTGACTACTATCGGCGGGTTTGCACTTGCGCCGAGCGGGGGAGACGCGATTTCGGTGGGCGTTATCAAGCCGCACCATGGCGATGCGGGAGGCTGCTCTTATGCCGGATGTCGATATCTCGCTGATGTGAACGGAGATGTCCTCGTGCCTGCCGAAGCCGTTTGCGAGTTGATCGCGCATGGCTTTGTCCCCGTTCTTGAGCAAGTCATGGTAGTGGCTGCAGCCCGAGCCAAATCCTTGCCGAGCAATCGTTCCAAAAAGGGCTGATGCCGTGGCTTTTGGCGATTTGACGACCCTTGCCGACGTCAAGGCGTGGCTGCAAACCGGACAGGCCGCGTTTCCCTCCAGCGACGACGCATTGCTGACCCGCCTGATCACTGCGTCAAGCCAATATATCCAGACTTGGCTCAACCGGCAGATCGCGTCCGCGAATTACCTCGAGACGCGCGACGGCACCGGGGGATATCGGCTGCAATTTGCGTGCTTTCCGGTCACCGCGGTGCTGTCTTTGACGATAGACGGACAGGTCGTCCCTGCCGCGACATCGAGCGGCGCGGCCGGTTATAGCTTCAGTGCGACCCAGCTGTCGCTCTACGGCTATTGCTTCAACCGCGGCGCTCAGAATGTTGTTGTTTCCTATACGGCCGGGTATTCGACTAACCCACCGGACGTCGCGCAGGCGTGCATCGAGCTGGTGGCGCTGCGCTACCGGGAGCGGACCCGCATCGGTGAAGTCTCGAGATCCCTCGGCGGTGCCGAGACTGTTGCCTATTCGCAAAAAGACATGAGCGATGCGATCAAGACTTTGCTGCAGCAGTATCGCCTGGTTGCGCCGATCGCCGCGATCCAGCCAGCCTCATGATCACCGGCCGTGTCGTCGGCGACGATGCCGTAATCGCTTGGCTGCGCGCCGTTACCGACAGGGCCGCTTCCGGGATCGCGCGGGCAGTCAGCGAGCTTTGTCTCGATCTGCAGCGCAAGGCGCTCAGACCGGATGTTGATCCGCAGATCGAGGAAAGCGGGGACCGCATCACCGGGACAGTATTTGGTGGCGACAATCTTGGCGGTCCTCGCGAGCGGCCCGCCACCGGTCCTGGCGATGCAAGAGCGCGCCTGCGCCGGGCAAAAGAGGCATCAAGACGCCAGCTTACAGGGGACACGATCAACCTGCCGTCGTATCGCCGCCGGATCGAGGCTCCAGAACCGTCATTTTTGCGCTCAGCGCTCGACGATATGGATCCAGAGATCCGCGATCGAGTGGAAGAGGCATTGCGCGAAGCAGTAGCGCAATGATTTTTCGGTCTCCCGTAACATTCCTCTGCTGACGGCAAGATTCGCGGCGGCGCAGTTCGGCGTCGCTGGAACTAAACATACCATATCGGCCAATGATAATTCGTGAATTGATATATTCCACACTGTGGGAGCTTGGCGCCAACGCGGCCCGGTTCACCACGGCTAACCGACGTTTGCGGCATTGGGCCGACGTTGCACCCGCCGAGCAGCCGGCATTGTTCATGAGTGAAAGAGGCGGCCACGCGACGGTGAAGAAGCTCGGCGCGCCGATCGTGTGGACACTTTACGCCGATTTTTACATTTATGCCCATTCAAGCGACCCTTACCTGGCGCCGCCAGCGATTTTGAACCCGCTGCTCGATGCGCTCGAAGCTGCACTGTCGCCTTCACCGGTGACGGGGATCCAGAATCTGGGCCTGCCTCAAATGGTTCAGCACGCTTACATGGCGGGCAAGGTTCAGACCGATGAAGGGGTTCTCGGCGATCAGGCCATAGCCATCGTACCCGTCGAAATCCTCTGCATCTGACGCCTCTAGAATTTCCTTCTGTGCGACTTGATTCGCAGGAGTGGCCAATGGCCGAAGAAGACTACAACACTGACCGAGCCGCTGCTGCCGACGCGGTCGAACAGCTCATTGAGCGCTGGTGGGCCGACCATTTCCCGGGCTCGCCCGTCGCCCGTGATACGCAAGCTTGGAACATCGCTCACGCCGCAAAGGAGGGGCTGAAGCGGCTCTTGAGAGGGAGTACTTGACATGCAATTGAGCTTCGGCTCCGGCGCAGTCTGGGGCGAACGCACCGACGTTGTCGGTTCGGGTATCGGCCCGCGCCAGTTCGGCGTCCTGCAAGACATTCAGATCGATTTCGCCTGGTCCGACAAGGAGCTTTACGGCCAGCTGCAATTTCCCGTAGCCATCGCGCGCGGACAGGGAAAGATCACCGGCAAGGCAAAATTCGCGCAGATACTGGGCTTGCTGTATTCGGATATTTTTTTCGGGGTTACGCCGGCCACCGGGCAGTTCGCGGTATCGCAGCTCGAGGCCGCGACGATCCCGGCCACGACGCCATACATGGTCACCCCGGCCAACGCCGCGAACTACAATGATGATCTCGGTGTCAGCTATGCCGGGAGCGGAAAGCGCTTCAACCGGGTAACTACACCGTCGGCTGCCGGCCAATACTCGGTCAATTTTGCCACCGGGCTATACACTTTCTCCTCTGCCGATGCCAGTGCTGCGGTCTTGATCTCGTATACCTACAACATCGCGACGAGCGGCAACAAGCTGACTCTCTCGAACCAGCCAATGGGTATTACCCCCACTTTCAAAGCGACCTTTTACAGCGCCTATAACGGCAGCGGCACCGCTCTTCGTCTCAATGCCTGCACGGCAAATAAATTGTCGCTGCCGACGAAGCTCGATAATTGGACGATCAGCGAACTCGACTTCACCGCTTTTGCCGACGCCTCGGGGACGATCGGCTATCTCAGCACCGTCGAGTGATGATCCCCGGTGTGTCGGTCGCCATGGGTGGCGAGGAGTGGGTGGTGCCGCCGCTCACCCTTGGCCAGCTTCGCCGGCTGATGCCGCAGGTGCGGCAACTCACCGAAATCGGCGCTTCTATGGGCGAGGCGCAGATCGCGGTGCTGGTGGACATCGTGACCGCCGCGCTGCAGCGCAATTATCCCGAGATGACGCCGGAGAAAGTCGAAAATCTGCTCGATCTCGGCAACGCCAGTGCGGTGCTGAATGCCGTGCTCACCGGCTCGGGCCTGAAATCAGGAGGAGTTTCCACGGGGGAGCCGCCGGCCCCCGGGATCGGCTCGGGGGCGAGCAGCGCAGCTTCGGCCACGATTTCGGCGATGGTGGCTACTGGCGAGAAATTTACGGCATCCTCGCCACCGCCTGTGGCTATAGCTACCCCGTAATCGATGAGATGACGCTCTTCCAGGTCGAAGAGCTGACATCTTACTGGGCGAGGCATCCGCCGCTTCATCTGCTCGTCGCAGCCTACCTCGGGGTCAGCAAGGACCGGCGCCCGCAGATGCCCCCGGCGCTGTTTGACGGAGAGCAGCGGCCCCAACCGGACGCCGGGTCCATGCTGGCCCGACTTGGGCCGGGGTTCAGCGCCGGGGATGTCCACGCGGGTCTGACGCCCGCGGTTCTGGCCTTCGCCGAACTCCGCCGCCGGTCTGGAGCTATCAACGAAACGTCGAGCAAGGACTCGGCTCGCCGTAAGCGGGACAGCGGCGGTTTGTAAACCGCGGAGGCTATCATGGCCGATATTGAAACCAGCGTCATTATTAGCGCTCAGATAGACGGTCTCCGATCGGGAATGGAGGCCGCGGCGAATTCGGTTCAAGCCGCAACCGATGCGATGCGTGCTCAACTCGCCGGGCTCGGCGACATTGCGCAGCAAGCGCAGTCGCAACTCAGTGCGGCAACCGGCGAGGTCGGCAGCGGCATCGGTGCATTGCAAAGGCAAGCGGCAAGCCTCGCGGGCTCAATGGGTGCAGGCACGCTCCCCGGTGGCAATATGCAAGGCAGCGCGGCGGGTGAACGGGTGTGGGAAGAGGAGCTGCTTGCCTACCAGAAATTCCAGGAGGACAAGCAGCGACTGGATCTTCAGGCAGTACAGGTCAGTCAAAGAAACTGGCAGGGCCTGATGCAACCGATCCAGCGAGCTTTCGATACTTCGATCACTGGCATGATATTGGGTACGACGACATTGCAAAAGGCGGTGGGCAACATCGCGCAGTCGATCCTTGCGGAATTTGTCAACCTTGGCGTCAAGATGGCGACCAACTGGATCGCCAGCGAACTCGCGATGACGACCGCGAGCGAAGCGGGCGCCGCGGCCCGCACCGCGGCCGAAGGCGAGGGAATGGCGGCCGGGCTCGCGATGAAGGCGGCCAATGCGGTCAAGAGCATCATGACGGATTCGGCTCAGGCCTTCTCGGGCATTTTTGCGTTCATGGCGCCGATAATGGGACCGGCCGCAGCTGGACCGGCTGCGGCCGGGGAGGCGACCGTGATGGCCGCCGCCAGCGGGATTGCGTCTGCGGCGGGCGGTTGGGTGGTGCCGTCCGATCAACTCGCCATGGTGCACCAGAATGAGATGATCCTGCCGGCGGGAATCAGCCAAGGTCTGCAGAACATGATTTCCGGCAATGGTGGAGGCGGGGCTGGCGCCACCCCGATCGTGCTGAATGTCTCGGCCATCGACAGTCAAGACGTCAGGCGATTTTTTCAAAGCAATGGCAGCCTACTCGTTGGTGCGCTCAACAAGGCGATGCGCAACGGTTCAATGCTGCGGACGACGTGATGGCTCTGATTTTTCCGGCGCTGCCTGGGCTCGCCTGGAGTGTCACCAAAACGCCGACCTTTCAGACGCGCATCCAGCGCGCGGTCTCGGGGCGGGAATTGCGAGCACTCGATTACCCTTATCCGTTGTGGCAATTTGCACTGGTCTACGATTTTTTGCGCGACAACCCCCCGGCCGGATACGACGAGCTGAGGACCTTGCTCGGGTTCTTCATGCTGTGCCAGGGCGCCTTCGGCACGTTCCTGTTTCAAGACCCCAGTGACTGGAAAATCACGGGCCAGGCGATCGGCACTGGTGATGCCAGCACGACAGTTTTCCAACTTCAGCGCACGATGGGAGCAGTTCTGTCCGGTGGCGGCTTTCTGGAGCCGATTACCGCGCCGAACCTGGTAAGCGCGATCTACCTCAATGGGATCACGCAAGACCCGACGAGCTACAGTGTCGATCCGGCAACGGGCCTCGTGACATTTGCGACGGCTCCCGGCAGCAGCCTGAGCATTACTGCCGATTTCACCTATTACTTCCGCTGCCGCTTCACAGAAGACAAATACGATTTCGAGAATTTCATGTTCCGACTGTGGCAGCTGAAGAAGCTGACGTTTATCTCGGTGCGCTCATGAAGGCGGCCAGCCCGGAGCTGATCGCGCTGCTTTCCGGCACCGACCAGTTCGTCATGGCGGACCTCTATACGATCACTCTGGTCGGAGGTTCGGTACTGCGGTATTCAGCTGCGCCGACGGCGCTCTCCGCCAATGGGTACACCTTTGCGCTGGGTCCCAAATTCGAGCGTTCGAAGACCAAGGTGGTCATCGGCACACAGGTCGACGAGCTCGAGGTCAGGATCTATACCGAGCCGACCGACCTGATCGGCGGCGTGCGTTTCTGCAAGCGGCATGGCAGGGGCAGCTCGACGGCGCTCTGCTGCAGCTCGAACGAGCTTTCATGCCGAGTTACGGTGATACGAGCCCAGGAACGGTCGTCCTTTTCACTGGGCGCATCTCCGATATCGAATGCACCCGCACTGGTGTGGACCTTAAATGCCGCTCGCATCTAGAGCTGCTGAATATCCAGATGCCGCGGCGTCTGTGGCAGTCGTCTTGTACTCATTCCTTCGGCGATGCCATGTGTCAGTTCGACCGGTCGAGCATGCAAGTGATATTTCCGGCGGGGCCGGGCTCGACCCCGGTGCAAATCGCCACTTCGGTCACCCCATCCCCGCCCACTCTTTACATTCAAGGAAGCGTTATCGGCGTGACTGGCGCAAATTCCGGGTCAAGCCGCAGTGTTGCAAATATGGCTGGCGGCTGGGTCTATGTGAAGCTGGCGTTCCTCTCGCCGGTATTGCCGGGCGACCAATTCCGGCTCCTCCCAGGGTGCGACCGCACATTCGCGACCTGCACGAATGTCTTCAACAACGCCATCCATTTCGGTGGCTTTCCCAATATCCCGACGCCAGAGACGGCGGTATGAACCAACGACAGCGCGTGGCCGCCGAGGCTGAAACCTGGCTGCGGACACCGTACCACCATATGGGCCGGGTCAAGGACGGCGGCACCGATTGCCTGATGCTTCTCGCGGAGGTTTATGAGGCAGCCGGCGTAATCAGCCATGTCGAGGTGCCGTTTTATCCGCCAGATTGGAACCTACATCGCGATGCCGAACGCTATCTGCAGGGTTTGATGCGCTATGCCCGCGAGATCGCCGGGCCACCCCAGAGAGGCGATGTGGCCGTCTTCAAGTTTGGCCGCTGCTTCGCGCATGGCGCGATCGTGATCGCTTGGCCGCTTTTGATACACGCCTGGTGCGACGCCGGGGTTGTCTTTGCTGATGCGCATCAGGCGCCGTTGAGCGGACGCCAGGTGCGCTTCTTTGACCCGTTTCCAACAAACTAATCCCGGCGGCTATGGGCGGAATTCTGAGCGGCGCATCGAACGCCAAGCAGCAGAAGGCGGTAGGCTCGCTGCAGTTCCAGACTTCCCAACACGGGGGAGTTATCCCGCTGGTTTATGGCACCACCCGCGTCTCGCCGAATCTGATCGACTATGACGACTTCAAAGCCGTTCCCTCCAACCGGCAGGGCGCGGGCAAAGGCGGAGGAGGTGGAAAAGGGGGCGGGCAACAATACAAATATAGTGCGTCGGTGATTATGGGGCTTTGCCAAGGGCCGATAGCTGGCATCGGAACGGTATGGTGGGACAAGAACATCGGGGCGCTCTCCTCGTTGCCGGCCGCGGTCTATCTCGGCAGTGACGGCCAAGGGGCAGATCCTTACTGGCAGACCTATCACTCCGCAAAGGCTCTTGGATATTCCGGGACTGCAATAATTGTCGCGAACAACTTCGCGATGGGCAACACAGCCACACTGCCAAATTTCTCGTTCGAGGTGCAAGGCCTGTTGTCGTTGAGCGGCACCAACGGCCTAGACGCAAACCCGGCTGCAATCGTTTCAGATTTCCTCACCAATCTACGTTACGGAACGGGCTTTCCAGCAGCCAATCTCGGTGATCTC